GTTTTGGAATGACCAAGGCCCAAGTTAATCGTCAAAAACTGAAACAATTTTAAAAATCTTCAAAAATGTCTTCTTCATATTCTTGATGATCTATAGATTCAATGAAAATTCTATAAACTTGCGTTGACATCAAAGAGAACCAAAGATCAACGATAGCTAATTCTGCTACTGCTGGCTCCATGTTCTTTATCTTTGAGTCTAAGAATTCAACAAATGTTAGTTTGTTTAGTCTTATATTATAACTTGATCCAAAATCGTAGTTTGTGGACATCTGCAACTTACCTGATATATTAAATGTAAGAGATCTATCTATTCTAGCTGTTCTAGCGTTAAGGCTCGTACTAATCACTAATTCAGACCAATCTCTTTCTTCTATGTCATCATCTTCTGATAATTCTAACTTCTCCACCATTTTAACTTTAGAAGGTGTGGTTTTGAATAGTTCATCCATTTCATCATCATCCATTAAATCGTAACCATCACTATCATCGGCCTGCATTAAAGCTTCCATGTCCATCATGTCTTTTTCCAAAACACTATCTACATTGTCTAGTTGCTCAATGTCTTTTGTTATTTTTTGTATTGATCTAGAATTATTTGGAATAATCTCTTTCCATTTCCTTAGTATTGATTCATCAGAACGTTTTGGTTCCCAATTAAAGAAATTATAATCTCTTGGTTTCAAATTTAGAGATGTTGTCAATATTAAAAATCTAAACTTATGAGAGACCAACCATATGAATTCTTCATCAATTGATATTCTGACAACATTTGGGAAACTTTGAGACCAAAACAGGTCTGAGGGATTATCGTCTTCTGTATCCTCACTCCCAGTTAAGTAATGGTTCCACTTGTTTTCTTTTTTAATTGCAAGCCTTATAGATCCTTCTCTTAAAGTTTGAGAGATAAAGTTACCAGATAGTTGCATGTATTTCTCTGATATGTTAGATTTGCACAATTTTGGAAAGAAAACCTTTAGGTCTAATTTTGCTTTATCTATAGTCTGCCATATCAATCTTACTTCTGATGGTCTAAATCTTGAATTCATTTGATCTTTAGTTATTAGGATTAAATCAGTTACATCCATCGGGTTGTAAAGAACACAATCATTGACTGACTTCAAGAAAGAACCTTCAATGTTTCTAATTGGCAACGAATGGTTTTTGAGTTCTTTTAAGAATTTTTTATATCCATCAGGTTTAGATGTCGCTCTGCTAATCACTATAGCTCTACAACTCTCTATAAAATTAGACCTAATTATTCTTTCCATCAGTGAAACCTCGTAATCGGATGGTATGAGAGTCAACATAAACTTAGATGACGATTTATAAAATTTTTCTAATCTTATGGATATACTTATTGCAGTTATGACTGATTCTTTCACCTCACCATTCTGAATACCTTTTGAGAGAACATGAGAGATTACATTGTCAACTAAAGCTTTATGTTCAGACCAAGTGGAGTACATATCTATTTCCCTTTTTTCTTGTGAATGTCTCGGTACCCTTGTTATGTTTTTGATCTCTATAGAATTCAGATTATTTCTATTATACTGATAAGTTTTCCACATATTTGATTTAATACTAATAGGCAACTCACCATATTTTAAACCGTTGATAGTTTGGTTTCCCCACTGAAAATCAAAGTCTGCTAACTTGAATAATTCTACTCTTGTAATCACCTTCTCTCCATATGCTTTATCGTTTAAGTATACACATTTGGAATCCTTGGGTCTCATGCATTTAAAGTATAATATAGCTTCATCATCAGAGTCGCCATATGAAATCTCTCTCTTAACACTGTTGACCAGAGAAGGCAATATTGTCATGTAGCTTGATTTTGAACCCATTTGTAAGAACACGTTTTCATCAAGATTGTATAGGAATTCTCTTATTTTTCTTACTTTCTTCGGAACTCTTGCAAGTAAGTTAACCGTCTTAGACCTTGACTGTTTTGGGATCTTCGCTTTTTCACCCTCCATATCTGTAGATATCAACTGATTATCATAATTGTCACAGTCTGCAAAAAAATCCATATAGTTGCAGAAATCTTCAAATGTTTCTACCTTATAATTTTTTAAGTATCTAGTTGGACCAGGGCAAACAGCAGCTAAGCTAGTGTTAATCTCAGGCAACCCTAAGAACTCTAATGGTATCTTAGTTATATCTCTTAAAAAAAGTTGATCATATGCTGAGAATTGTTGAACAAAGATACTCTGATTTAACAGCTGAATCCAAGAGGACCCTATAACAGATCCATCATTCCTAAGGTATGCTAAAGCTCTATTTAATGTCATTAAAGATGCTGTGAAAAAATCGGATGAGTCAAGAGCTTTCACATATGATATCCTGGTTTTAATTTCTGGCCTGTACTCACCGTGGAATGTTCTAAATACTGAATTGAATTCACAAATGGTTGATGACATTGTTGATTTGAACATATTCCTTTTAATACCATACAATGAGTATACAAAACATATAACAAGTAATGATCTTTTTGATAACTGACTTATTGTTACTCCTTTTTGATCTGTCCATATTGCTCTCACACTATCATCACTTGTGCAATGCGACTGCATTTTGATATCATTTAATTTAAGGTTAACAATCTCTATCAAGTTGCAACAATCTGAGTGATATACTGATGACAGATTACCTAATATTCCTTGGAACATCCCTTCTGGACTTTCTACTTCTTGAGGATTACCTGCAATCAATGAAGATATTTTGTCAACTTTTGAGTTACCGTGTGAATCAAATGACTTAAGGAACATAGCATCAGGCATTCTATATGTTTTTTTTGAAAACCTTTTAAGTATAGACTCAAATAGATTGTAATGTAAATCATCTGGAACTCTTAAACTCAAACAAGCTAAGAGAGAATAAGATTGCATACTAGGTCCCCATTTGCTTGCATCAGAATTATCAAAAATAACATTTGTTCCTCTCTGGTATGCATTTCTCTTAACATTATAAACCATGTCTGTTATTATGCTATCTTTGTTTCTCTTTTCAATCAGATTAGTCTTAACTCCTTTCTCGTGCTCTGTATCCCTTATTGATCTAGCTAACTCTTCTAAGAAGTATGTCCCATGTCTCATTTCTGCGTTCATAAGTGCTATCTCTCTTACCCCTATTTGAGCTTTAGCAAACATATTACATTGATAAGGTCTGGTTTCCGAAATGTCCCTACAGATGCAAGGCAAGAGTCTAGATGGTTTTGATATATCTTCTTCAGCTAGTGATGAGAACTTTTTTTCACCATAGAATCCCTTTTCATACTTATTACTCCAGTTAATTATTGATGTTAAATAGGATTTGGATGATATTTCAGGAGTTCTGATTTTTTTAATGGATAAATCTATTCTTCTCTCTTTTGCATCTGGTCTCTTTCCACCTACAAATGAAACAGCAGATGACCTATTGTTCATGACCTCATTAACTGTTAATCTATTAATAAGTGTTTCATCATAATTAGTCTTAGTGAATTCTCTTAGTGTTAAATCTTTATCTTCTGGTCCACTAGTTCTAAGAATTGTCACAAGTGAGCCTAAGCAGACAGTTCTCCAATCAGGATCATACAGTGAGCCACTATGGAAATTAATATCTAGAACTTCTTGAACTGAAACAAATTTTTTAAAATCAGATTTTGATCTAGCTATATCATACGATATTTTATTTTCCAATTGTTTCTCAATGATTAAAGATAATTCCTGAAGATCATCATATCTATTGACGTTTACTAACTTACTCAAATAAAAACTATTGAATATCATTCTTTCATCCGAGCGAGTTATTGAGTCCTCTGGCATAGCTACATCCAGATGTTTATAAGATGATTTCACTGTTTCCCCATTGTCTTCATATATAAACTCTGCTCTTTTAAGTAATTCATTCTGATGGTCTGAGTTCCATAACATTTGCATACAATATGACATCTTAAACATCCTAAGCAGATAAAGCTTCATGAACATATTTTTAAAAGTAAAATGTCTTATCTTATCATACAGATCACTTGTACCAAAACTAACACCAGACGATGCAACAAATATGTATCTAACTGACTCGGAGCATTGTGAAAATCTTATGTTGTTTGATAACATTATAGAAGCAATCATAACCAATGGATCAAATGATATTTTTTGATCAGTTTTAGCAACTTGAGACTCCAAATACATTGATGAGACACTCAAGAATTTTTGAGGTAAAGTTGTGTACCAAGATAAATTAGAAGGAGATAATGAGAACCAGCCTGTTTCTGATGTGGTTGATGAACAAAACCTTTTTACACTCTTCGAAACAAAACCGACTGTCTTGCACATCAAATTCTTTATCTCATTATTATAAAATGCTTTATTAAATATAACAACTGCATTTCTATCTGTCAAATTGGACACAGTTATAATAATTTTTCCTCTTTTGAAAGAAGATTTTTGTTTAAATTTCGATAAATATTGAATCTTAGCAATTATAGCTCTTGATAAGCTGCTATGTTGATCTAAAAAACTCATTATAGTAGATTTTCCAACTGTGGACATTAAGCTTTTAACATTAGACAAAAAGAGATCGTTAACACAATTTTCATCAATTGACTCGCTTAGTCTATTAATGACTCTCGATGTTGAGCATTCATCAACTGGCTCTAGCAGAATTCTATTAAGGGTGCTGATCTGCTGTTCTAACTCTGCATAATCAAGAATTTCCTTGGTGTCCTTTTGATATATTATCTCATCAAATGTGAATTCAAAAACCCAATCATCCAATTTCTTAATATTATTGCTTTCTCCTACCTCTTGTGCGATTAACAAATCTTTGCAAAAATTAGAATTACTAGCTAATAGTATCTCGGATATTGACATGGATCCATTCTCATACAAAGGCATCTTACTTACAGATCCTGTTTCCATAGATTCCCAGTTAGAAAAAATTGATACATCATGCCCAACCTGTGGAGTATCAATGATACTGGTGAACCATCTAGCAACATCACGGTTATTATGTTTGACACTATTCTTTAAGTTCAAAAATTCTCTGTTTGCAAACTTAATATTCTTTGTTGGTTTTGATCTCTTAATAGACGGAACACTTTTAGGAACAACATTTATCATTGACTCTATTTCGCTTATTTTATAATCCATTATTGATTCTCTAAAAAAAGAAATCTCCTCAAACTCAGGGTAATTTGACGATTCTTTGTGATGCTCAATTTCTATTCTGCATTCAATCCTAGGACCAGTTAAAACTTTACAATTTTTTCCTGGAAACATAAGTTTAAGTCTATCTTCTTTCACATGATCATTAATAAATTTTACAGAGCTAGAGTTTGTAGTCTTGAAATCACAGAATATGGTCTCATTCCCAACCCTTATGCAACAATCTATATCATCATACAGCCTAATTCCTCTAGAATTTACAGATTCAATCAATATCACATCAGCTTCCATTAAAATCAAAGAATTCAACATGGAGCAAAAGTGAGTTAACTCTGATCTATTGTTATCTTTAAAACTCATTAGTTTTGCTGATATCCCTTTAAGTTTTTCCATCATCAATTCATAATATTGAATATAAGACATTTTCTGTGACTTCGTCATTTCGCTGAGAAATTCTTTAATGTCATCTTTGTTAAAAGGATCACTTTGGCTAAGTAGGTAGTCAGATCTCTTCTCTTCGGTTTCAATGTTTGACAAATCCATGGGCCTTGCG